ATTATGATCAACAGGTAAATACGCTGCAAACGAACCACGGCGTACATTACCTTGTGAAATATAATCTGTTAATGATTCAAATACAGTTAACTGATGATGTACACCGGTAGATTCGCCACCGGACGAGATAGGTGCACCACGAGGACGTATTTTACCGAAGTAAGCAGATGTACCACCGCCGGCTTTTGACATAGTACCTATTTCTGAAATCTTATACAGAATAGCGTCCATATCATCGTCAATGTATGAACCGAAACAGGAAATAGGTAATCCACGTTTACGGCCAAAGTTTGACCATATAGGAGAAGCTAAGGAGTAGAATCCTTGATGCATATAGCTTTCAAACTTATCTGCAAAGCCTTTTAACTTAAGATAATCTTCAGCTGTTTCAGCTATATCTCTTATACGCTTTTCGGCAGTCTCTCCATCTAGAAGATAACCACGTTCAAGGAATTTGCGGGAGTCGCTATTTAACCAGTAAATGTTCTTGTTACTCATTTTTATTTATTATACTATACTTTTTATTAAAATAAATCGTCTTCTGAAAAGCTTTGGGACTTTTTAGAGTACTCTACAGGACGAGAATGGAAGAAGTCAGTCATATTGTTACCGAGTAATTCTTCGTTAAACCAGGATGTATCTTTGAGAAGCTTAGAATCCGTTTCATACGCCTCTGGAAAACCAATACCCTTGAGAGATTCATTGATACGATCCTTTACGAACTCTTTAAGATGAGCTGCAGTTAATCCGTCTTCATTAATACCATTAACCATCCAGTCAATAATCTTTGCTTCGCTTTCATATGCTTCTTTAGCTTCAGCAAGAATTCTTTCTGTAAGCTCTTCATCAAAGAGTTCTGGGTGTTCTTCTCTAATAGTGTTAATAATCTTCATACCAACAAGAGCATGAATATGCTCTTCGTTACGAGTGTATTTAACCTGTTGATCAGTATCCTTAAGCAGATTCTTATTACGTGCAAACCAGTTAATAATGTAGAACTGGCTCATAAGAGAAACGTTCTCTACAAACAACGTAAAGAGTATAATAGCATAAAGATATTGTTTCTTTTTATCTTTATAATAACGATGTGTATACTTTTTAAGATATTTTACACGACCCTGTATCCATTCCAGTTTAAGGTTCTCTTCAAACACATCTTCAAGACCAAGTACAGTAAGCAATCTTTCATAAGCATTGTTATGTATTACCTCTGTATTAGCCATTACATAACCAAGATCCTGTAAGGATGGGTGTGGCAAGTTTTCACCGAGCTTAGCCCAGAACGTTTTTACAGCCACTTCAATCTGACCAATAGCGGATAAAGTACGGATAATAATCTCTCTTTCTTGATCATTTAACTTAACTTTAAACTGCTGTACGTCTGATTTAAAGCTGAACTCTTTATGAGTCCAAAAACCATTGTGCATGGATTCGATAAATTCCTCTGTCCAAGGATAGTGATTAGGTTTACGAGAGATTTGTTCGTCGAAGATCATAGTTAGTTTTAGTTACAGGGAATATTATTTACGTATTGTAAATGTTTTTACGTTTTTATCTATAAAGAAAAAATATTTTTTTCTCGCCAGTGCGCTTGACTGAGTTAGAAAAGTTAGTTTTTCTTATTATACAATTCTAGTTTTTTTACAATGTATCGTACAATCTCGCTTCGTACGATATCAGCTTCTGTCAACGTAAAGACATGGATACCCATTTCTCGGCTTTCATTATCATTAAAAACGTTACACATTTTTTCAAATCCAGATTTACCATTAATATCGGATTGCATTGGGTCTCCGCAAACAAAAAGCTTGCTAAATTGTCCAACACGAGTCATTAAAGTTGTAAGCTCTCTAAATGTACTGTTTTGTGCTTCGTCCATAATGATAGCTTTAGCATTCCAAGAAAGCCCACGAAGATAACCTGTTGGTTTACCTTCAATACGGTTTTCTTTCATTAAAGTATTAATATCAGATTTGCAAAGTAATTCATCGAGTTTTTCCATTAACGGTTCAAGATATGGGGTCAGTTTTTCGTTTGCGTCTCCTGGGAGATATCCCATTTTATTATCTGAACTCTCAACGATACTACGAATATATATTAAGTCAGAAACCTTTTTTAGGTTCAATAATTCCAAAGCAACCAGTGTTGCTAAGAAGCTTTTACTACTGCCCGATGGCCCTGTGATAAAAACAATCTTAGTGTGGTTGTCTAAAGCTAGTTTAAGAAATTCTTTTTGTTTATTTGTCAAATCCGGCCTCTGTCGGATTTGCACTGGTCTTTCTAATTTATCACCTTGATGTACTATAAGACTTTTGTCTTTTGTAACATTATTGTTGTTGTTATTGTTTTGAGATTGCTTCTGTTTTAACAAACGCTTTTTTTTACTCATCTGTAGATACTTACTACAAAACATAAATAATATATATGTTTAAACAATTTGAAGCAAAATATAATAGCTTACTGAAAGAATTTACAGAGTCTTTTCCTGTAGAAGGACACGCTCCTACGTGGCAGAAAAAAGCTGGTAAATCCCCTTCTGGAGGTCTTAACAGAAAAGGTATTATGAGCTACCGTAGACAGCACCCTGGTAGTCATTTATCTATGGCTGTTACCACTAAACCAAGTAAACTTAAACCTGGTAGTAAAGCCGCTAAGCGTCGTAAGAGTTTTTGTGCCCGTATGAAGGGTGTGAAGGGACCAATGAAGAAACCTAACGGTAAACCTACCCGTAAAGCCTTAGCTTTGCGTAAATGGAATTGCCACGAGTAAAAAACATTTACATACAATAAGAAACCCGCCTATTGCTAGGCGGGTTCTTTTTTGAACACTTTTTACTAAGTGTATTACTCTTAGAGGAATACGCTTTGTGTACCAGGTGTGAACGAAACGTGTAGACCTGTTACAATAATTAAGTGGTAGTATAATGCTGCACCGAAGATGTGGTCAATAACACCATAACGGGTCATTAAACCAACACGTGGGCTGAAGTCATTAGGTCCGATTGTACGTTGTACCAATACTGGAATGTATGGGCAGTATACAATACCTGTATCATAGTATTCAGCACCCTTGTAACCTAATAGAGCATACTCTAATGGGTTAGCACGTGTACCAACTTGATACTGAGCTTCTGTACGTGTATCACGGTAAACATTGAAACGTCCGCCAACTGTACCGACTTTAGCGATACCAACTGGCTGTGTGTTTACGTTGCCTTGTACTGCGAACCATTGGAACTCAGGTAGCATTTCTAACATTGCACAAACGCGAGGTGTAGCAACAATGAAGTTTGCAGCGCCACGACGGTTACGAATAGCAACACGATTTGCTTCAACGATAATACGTGCATAGAAGTCACGATTACGTTCACCTAACCAACGACCATCAGCAGAAGCTGGTGACCATACTGAATATCCTTGACCGAAGCCTGCATTGATTGCAACTTGGCACATACGGATAATCATTTCACGGTCGATTTCAGCCTGAATTTCGTACGACATAGCGTTCGTTAATTCATTGTCAACGTCGATACCGTTCATGTTCTTGAGATCTTGCTCAAGTTCAACGGACCAACGAGCTGCTAACCTACGAGTACCAGCTTCAACAGCTGTTTTCTGGAAGTTAACAACCATCTGAGGAATGTTTGAACTTAATTCAAAGTTTTGAAGTAAGTTAGCAACACCTTGATCGAAGCCAGGAATGTTAAATGATTCTGAACCTGTGATTGCTGTAGCACCACCGGATAACCATGAAGCAGAAGTACCTGTATAAGCTGTATTTAAATAGTTCCAGCCTACTTCAGTACCTTCTGAATCTTCTGTCCAACCCTGTGGGGTGTTACTGGTTGCACCATAACCGCCATCTGGACTTGTAGCTCCGAGTGGAGTAGCTTCGTAAGAATAACGAAGTGCAAATGCGAGACCGACTGGACCACTCATAGGTTGAACACCAACGATTTCGTTTGTGATCAATTCTGGGAAAGTACGGCGGATCATCGGAATGAGGATCTTTGGTAGACGAGCATCACCAGTAGCATAGAAGTCACTTGATGGCTTACCACCGTAGCTGGTACCCTGGCCGAATACGCCGTTAGCACCTGCTGTGTTGGAAGCTTCATTTAAGCACCACTGTTCTTGATTTTCAAGAAGGATAGCAGTGTTTAATTTCGTGTGTTCATCTTTGATTTCTGGAGTCGCAGCATCTGAGTGCTCAAGCAACGGAGCCCACTTTTTAAGTAAGCTAGCTGCACGATCCTGATTGATGTAAGATTGTGAAGGTTTGATTGATTTCATAACTAATAATTTTTTAAACTAACAATATCTCAAGTACTTAACAGTACTTCAACGTTAGATATACTTATAAAAAAAGCCCCCATTTCTGGAGGCTTTTTAAAAAAAATTATCCGATTTTATTAATATTTCTTTTTAGTAAACTCAGATACGTAAAGGCTTGCAACTTGCTGTGCACCTTCTTCAGCAAACGATTCAGCTGAAGAATAAGACTTAGATTCACTTAGTACTTCTTTTGGAGCTGTACGATCAACACCTTTTGTAACAGGTTGAACGGATTCCTTAAGAACTTGTACTTCATCTTCTTCTTTCTTGTCATACATTTCAGCTACATAATTGAAGTTTTCTTTAATATCTTCAATTTTCTTTTCGCCAAGAACGCGGACCATATAGTCTTTCTTAGCTTTTGGGAAGTTAGTTAATTTTCTTTCTAAGAATAATTGCTTTTCTGTGTTGTTAGTCTTTTCTGTAACTAACTGAAGTTGTTTTTCAAGTTTCTTTACTTGTTCATTAGCTTCATCAATTTGACGTTTACCGTCAATTAATGCATCTTTAATGTTTTCGTTAACGAAATCATCGCTAACTGCTACTAAACGTTTAATTTCACTTACAATCTTCTTAGAACGGGTATTTTCAGTAGCTTCAGCAATTTGCTGTGCTGGAATTACCTTATCAATATAAAGATCAATATAATTGGAAAGTTGTTCTACAAGAGCGTTCTTGAAGTTTGAAGCTTCTAGGCCTAATGCCCGTTCATATAGTTTAACAATATGTAAAAGTTTCTTGCTATGAGATTCATCGATAACACGTAATGCATGCTTAAACTTAGTAGCATGTGATTCATCAATACGAGACACAATCTTGTCAAGTTTTTCAGTGTGGTCAGCGTCAATAGCTTCTAATACCTGTTCAAGCTTAGATGCATATTCTTCATCCTGTTTAACAAGAGCTGCTTCAACAGTTAGCTGGATTTTTGCTTCAGCTTTCTTCTCGACAGCCTCGGAAATTGCTTTAAGGGTTTCATCTGAAAGAAGATCCTTAGTGGCTTCTTTTAAAAGAGTTGTGATATCTTGGCTCATATATGATGTTTATTACTTATATAAATTGATGGTGAAAATTAGGACTAAAATCCAAAATTTACCGTTTAGGGGTTGAAAGTTTCTGATCTGCTGTGCGAACACGTTGTTGAATCTTTTCGTTTACCACTGCAGCAAGTGCTTCATTGGCTTTCTTAAAGTTGTTATTAGCTACGTTGCTAATGAATCTTGCTATGTTTTTCTGTTTGTTCATATTATTTTAAAGAGTTAATAAAGTTAATGATGTGCTCTCTTAAATAGATGTCTACATCCTTTTTAGGTAAGTTAGAAAGCTTGCCTTCAAGTGTGTTGTACACTTCTTCATAAAAACCGTTGCCTTTTATAATAAAAGATTTGGATTCTAAAATACCTTCTACAAACGCACCAGGAGCGGAAGGATCTGCTACAACGTCAATTGTAATGAGTTTCATGTTTTTGACGTAATTGACTCCGTTTCTTTCTTCAAGCTCTCCAAGAGCTCTTGAAGATACTCCAACCTTTACTCCATCTCTAATTAAGCTTTTTAAGATTTCTCCCAATGGAGTACTGAGTACTTTACTCTTTCCACGGCAAATGTTGCCGTCCATTCGTAATTCACTTATAAGATGACAGGCACGTTCACTATTGACTGTAGCGCTTTGTGGGTGTTCAAGCTCTCCAAGAGAACGATTTTGTTTAATAAATTCTTTATTGTAACGCTCAACCTCTTGAGCCATTTCATTAATATCGTAAATACGGTTGTTACGGTTCTTTTCACCAGCTACCATATAAGTACCAGCAATGTACATTGTAGCTGGTTTATCCTTGTTACCTTCTTCAATTAAGTAATCAAGACCTTCTGTAATTGGATTTTGCGTTATAAGCTTGAGTAACATGTTGCTTATATTATTTATGTAACTCCTTGCTTTTTCTATATACTCTTATAATATTAATGTATGGTTAAACCCAAATATAGTGTAGTTATTCCAACTTATAACCACTTGGAAGACTTTTTAAAGCCATGTTTACAGAGTATAATACATTATACGGATTTAACTAATGTAGAAATTATAGTAGTAGCAAATGGATGTGTGGACCTTACCCATCAGTATGTAGAAGCTCTATCTTATGCATATCCAAGTATTAAGCTCATTAGAGAGAAAGACGGTATTGGGTATACTAAAGCTACAAACCTCGGCATTAAAGCTGCTCAAGGAGAGTATATCATACTACTGAACAACGATACTCAGCTTTTGTCTCAAGAAAAAAATCAATGGTTACAAATGCTAGAAGCCCCATTTCAGGAAGATCCAAGAATGGGTATTACTGGTCCCTTACTACTACATGATAAAATTACACGTTCTAGGTTTGTAGTGTTCTTCTGTGCAATGATACCAAGGACAATGTTTGATGAAATTGGTTTGTTGGATGAAATATACTCTCCAGGCAGCGGTGAAGATATAGACTTTAGTATTAAAGTACAAGAAAGAGGGTACAGAATACATATTGTACCAACAGATCAACTTTCTAAAGTAGATAGTAAAATTATATCTGGAGCGTTTCCAATATATCACTATGCAGAAGGTACCTTCGAGGGTATTGAAACATATAGTAACGTTACATTTAAACGTAATAGTTTAATTAACATAAAGAAGTACAATAAAGATATAAAGTTGCACTTGACTGCTGAAAATGATAATAATTTACCGGAACATGTAAGAGTACATGGTACTAGCAAATATAGTGAATTAATATTAGACTGGAATAAACTAGACTTTAATGACAATACTGTAAGTGAAATTGCTATGAATAAGAGTATCGAGCATATATCTTATGCAGATCTAAATACTCACGTAAAGGAGTGGTATAGAGTGTTAAAACCTGAGGGCAGACTGCTGTTGAAGTTTCATGGCACGCTGAGTGATAGCATTAACGAAGTATTAAAATTAAACCAATTTAAAACCAATATGAATTGGAGCGGTACAGACATAAATTTAATAGCATACAAATGATTACAACAAAAGTAACAGCTACAGTTTCAACTAAGGGTAGATTTCATACTACCTTTCCTTTAGTATTAACCTCTTTAGCTAATCAAACACTTAAACCTTCCCGTCTTATTATATATGATGATAATGATACTATGGAAGATTTAAGAGATAATGAAATATATAAAAATTTGTTTTGTTTGTTAAATAGAGTAGGTATTGCATGGGAAGTAACGCCCGGTGCCCATAAAGGTCAAATATGGAACCATCAACAAGCCTTGACAGATGTTACAAGTGAGTATATTTGGCGTTTAGATGATGATAATGTAATGGCTACTAACACATTAGAGGAGTTATACAATTACATACAAACCGATCCTAAAATAGGTGCGGTTGGGCCTCTTATTCTTGACCCTAAAGCAGATATTGGACATAAGTTAGCTTCTAATAAAATAGAAGATATATTTTTAGGTGTTAATATACAATGGTGTGATACTGACCGTCATGCATTTATAGATGTAGATCATTTACAGGGTAGTACGTTTTTGTACCGTAAAGAAGCTGGTAAACATGGTTATGAATTAAAACTATCAAAAGTAGGTCATAGAGAAGAAACTATCTTTACATATGAAATGAAAAGAGCCGGCTGGAGATTAGTTGTACTAACCGGAATAAAAACCTGGCACATGCGCTTTGGTGCCGGGGGTATAAGAAGCTACCAACAAATTAAAATGTTTGAAGAAGATGAAAAGATATTCCACGATTATATTAAAAAATGGAATGTAAAACCAGCTTTAGTAAAAGTTATACCTTTAGATTCGGGTATTGGTGACCATTTTGCGTTTAGAAGCATATTACCCGATGTAAAAAAGAAATATAAAAACCATAGAATTATTATCGGGGCTTGTTTTCCAGAAGCATTCGAGGGCGAAGAAGGCATTGAAATAGTAAGTTTAGCTGAATCTGCAGCATTTACTAAAGTAGAAGAATATAACATATACGCCTGGATGGATAATAATAATTGGAAAGGTTCTTTAGCAGAAGCATACAAAACAGCACTTACTCGATGAAACAAGTACTCATAAGTCCATTTGCACAAAATTTACGTAACGGTAAAGAAAACCCTAAAAACTTTCCACACTGGAAAGAGTTGGTAGCTTTAATGCAAGCTAATGACATTAAAGTAATTCAAATAGGAGCAGCTAAAGACAAACCCGTAGAGGGGGTAACTGATTTTAGGCAAGGTCTAAAACTATCTCAAATAAAAGACTTAGTAAATGAATGTGATTGTTGGATTTCTGTAGATAGCTTTTTACAACACATGTGCGCTTATTATAAACTTAAAAGAGGTATTGTTATATTTGCACAATCAGACCCTAAGATTTTTGGATATACTCGTAATATTAATTTGTTAAAGAACAAATCGTATTTGAGAGATAAACAGTTTTGGTTATGGGAACAATGCGACTATAAACAAGAAGCATTTGTTAGTGCTCAAGAAGTACTGGATACTTTACTAAAACTATTGTAGACGCTGTAAGTATTAGCGACTATGGCTAATCCTAACAGCACTGTAGGTCCACAAGACTTTCTATCTACAAATTTAAATAGCAGAATTTCAAGCTATGATATGCTTGCGGAGCGTATCTTTTTTCAGCTCGGTGCGCCTGTAATTAATCTTGAAATAGCATGCGTAGCTACATACGACATGATAGCCTATGCTATTGAAATGTATTCAAAGTTTACCCCTGGTACGGAAGAGTTAATTGCGTTTGATAGTTCTCTTTATACAGCAGGTCAAGGTATAAAGATGGATACTCTTATTAATAATACTTTAAACCCAGAAGTATCAGCTTTAAGTTCTACTTTCCAATCAGGCTGGGATGTTGATTTAAATAGTTATAGAAAAGTAATAGATGTAACATCGTTTAATGTAGGTACTAATAACGGTGTTAATACATTGTTTACTATTGAACAATCAATGGCTCAACAAATGCACTTTGCTTATTCTTTAGGTAGTAAAGCATTTGACGTTATTTCATGGCATATTTTAAAGGATTGGTTAAAAACACGTGAAAAGGTATTCGCACAACAGCCTTATTTCCGTTTTGACCCACGTACACAAGTTTTACGTATTACCCCTGACCCAGCACAGCAAAACTATATGGGTAATGATCAATATTGGGCTATTGTTGCCTGTCGCATGGAACGCCCAATTAAGGATCTAGTTAAAGAGCGTTGGGTAATGGAGTATGCAAAAGCTCTTGTTAAGATTAACATAGCAAATACTCGTGGTAAGTTTCAAAACACTCAATTATTCGGTAGTGGTACTTTACAATACCAAGAGTTAATGACTCAAGGTACTACAGAAAAGAAAGAACTGGAAGATCAGTTAATGACTACCCGTCAAGAAGATCAAGAACCCCCCGGATTTTTTATGGGCTGAACTTGTTCTTTATCAAGTAGTTATACATTTAAGTCTATAACCTTTTCGAGTTGGACCGCCAATATTATTATACAGCTCGCAAGCAGAACTATCATCCATTATACCAGTCAAGGTAGTAATTAAGTTGCTGGAGGTAAAGCACTTGGTGCACTACCAGCAGGTTCAGGTGTAGCTCCACCCGGAGCATTACCAGCTTCAGGTGCTGCAGCACCTGCTTCAGGAGCTTCTCCACCTAAAGGGGGCAGTTCACTACCACCGCCACCTGGAGGAGGGCCAAAAGAAGGAGGTGTAGCACCCCCACCGCCACCACCTGGAGGCTTACCGCCAGGGCCAGCTGCACCACCATCTGCTGTAATAGCTTGACGCCAATTAGGTCCAGCATTAGTGATTTGTGAAATTTCAAAGTTAAATGCAGCGTCTTTCTTCAACCACTCTCTATTGATCTTTATATCTTCATCAGAGTAGTTCATATAACGCTTTAAAGCATAAGACTTAGATACTGCTTCAGTACTGATTAAGTCGCTAAAGGTTTTAAACTTAAGCTCTTGTATTTGAGCTTCACGTGCAACGTGGAAATAAGAAGGCGGATTAAACGATATGTTAATATCGCTTTCTTTTAATTTATATTGTTCCCAAAGACCTCTTAACTTTAAATGAGTAATAAACGTATCTTTAAGTGTAGAAGCAAACTGACGTTGAAAACGAATAATAAGACGAGCAAACTTTAATTCTTCTCTTAAGATTTCTGCTCCATCAGCAAATTTAGACTCTGGATCTAAACGGCTTGTAGGTACACGTAAAGCTTTATATAATTTCTTTACAAAGTAATTAAGATCATCTAACTGACCTAAGCTTGCGTTGGTTTGTAAAGCTGATACATCCGTACCACTACCATCTGGGCGTTTAGCAAACCAATAACTATCTAACATGCTTTGTGGGTCATAAACATTAACGTTTTGACCTTGATCATTATCGTATGTACGTTTTGACCAATAGTTTTGCATTAAGCGCTTTATATACGCTTCTGCTTTAGGTGCTGGTAAATTACCAACATCTACTTTAAACACTAAACGTTCTGGAGCACGAACTAAGCGATATACAACAATACTATCTTCAATAAGTGATAGTTGTTTATAAGCTCTACGTGCTACTTCAAGATAAGGTAAACGAATTGTCTTGTGTTCATTCCATACATGAGAATGAAAATATGAAACCTGGTGACGTTCTAAAGGTATAAGTACCTGTTTAGCAGTATAACGGTTATTAGAAGAAATATCTATTTCAGGCTTACGTAACAAAAAGCCTTTAATTAACATATTTTGAACGTTATCGTAAATCGGGTTAATATGTTCTGTAGGTATTTGTACTACACCAATAATACCTTTATCTTTTTTGTCTTCGTGAATAACGTTTTCAAAATACAATTCAGCATCTATTAAGATAGCTCTAAAATATTCAAAGCCTTTATTCTCTAAATTAAAATGATCTACTAAATTGCTAAAGTTCTTTTGTAATTCGCTAACAATAACATCATCTTTCTTTTCATTAAGAACTAGATTACAATATTTTCCTTTTTCATCCTTAACAAGCATTTCATCACAAATTTCATCTAATGCATGACTAATTTCAGCATAAGAAGCCATAACACGATAATCAGATATACGTTTTGGTTTATCTGTATCTACTAATGCATAAAGATAATCGTGATATGCTTTATTAACTACAACACCTTCTAAAGAAGGTACAACTGGGTTATCTGAAGCTGTAGAAACAGCTTGTCCATAAATCCGTTCTTTGGCAGAACTATTAATCTTATAAAACGTTTCAAACTTTGGATTTAACTCTCTAACATTATCAATTACTTGAGTGTTATCACTATACGGTAGTCTATTAACAAAGCTACTGAAAGCTTTTGTAAAGAAATTAGGTTGTACGTTGTCAGCCATTTATATATACTTACAATTGAAAGGTGTATTATAAACTAGCTTTTTAATTAAACCACTTGGCAGCTAGATAGTTTGAATTTATACTAATTTCAGAAGGAGTTAAAGCTCTGTTGTATACTAACACTTCATATACTTTGCCTACAAAATAACCTCTACCTGCTTCATACCCACCAACACCTTTATATCCTTGATCTTTGCTTTTTAAATATGTACCAGTAGCGGAAGCATTAGTGTAAAATGTACCAGAAGAATCACTATTACCAACCATACTAAGAACATAAGGGGTGTTTATATTCATAGCGCTTGTTGCTGCTGTAGTTATGTAATCATATGTACCCCAATAACTAAAATTACGATCAAAGTTATTATCAGAAATAGCTAACATAGTAATTCCAGCTTTTGCGTTATTGTAACGCATACTGTATAATCCCGTCCACATACTAATCCAACTAGGACCAGTACGAGTGGCTGCTATCATTACTGTCATATAACTATAGTTTAAAAAGTCATTGAAATTGTTTTGATTAATGTTACCCTGTACTAAGTTAAAGCAAGGTTTGCCACCCGGCGAACCAGATAGAGAATAGCTTATATCATAACCTGTACATGTCCACCCTTTAGGATCAATTTGATCTGGTACAGGGGCTAATATGAGGTTTCTACCATCAACAAATGTAGCTGATAAAGCCCGTGCATCTAAATGATTAACTAAACCTGATAGTATTAAAGACATATTATGGGGTAATTACCTGTACCCCAGAAATGTAAGGGTATTGTGTTGATAGATTAGTGTTATAAGCGCTTTTTGTTAAAAACGT